GAGTGACTATGAGATCGAAATCGACGATAAGCTGTACTTCAGAATTCGTCAAGATGAGCTGATGTATGTCGAGGAAAGTTCGTAAATTTACAACTTCGGATGCCTCTGAGAGACTCATGGACTCTATGGCCGTGGCCATCGACAACATGATCGAAGAGATTAAGCGCCCCGTGGATTCAGAAATTACAGGTTCCGCCCGCAAAGCAGAGCTACAGTCAATTAAACAAACAGCGGTAGATTGCAAAGAACTCATCATCGAGCGTCAGAAGTTAGAACAGATGCTCAAAGAACTCAAAGACAATGGGCAGATCGAAGAAGACAAAGACTACTCGGGGGGATTCGCAGAAAAGTTCTCCAAGTGATTGGATGTCTGAAGTGGCCGTTAACGTCTATCAGTACAGGGCTTACGCAGCGTGGATCAGAACAGACACGCATGAAGGACTGGGAGGATACAGAAGCCCAGATGAACAAGAGGATGAACGTGATCGGGAGCAACGGTAACGACGGAATACACTACGAGGACTGATGCCTATCAAAGACCCAGAGCTTCGTAGGCAGTACATGAGGGAGTACCAGAAGAAGCACTACCAAAAGCACAAGAAAGCTTACAAAGAAAAAGCAAAGACCTACAACAGGAACCAGCGCAAGTGGGGTAGAGACTTTATCACCAGGGTCAAGAGGATGTATGGCTGCGTTGACTGCGGTGTATCAAATCCAATCATCCTTGAGTTCGATCACGTAAGAGGGAGCAAGGTGAACAACGTAGCCGATATGGTGAACCAATCATACAGCCTTACCACAATCAAAGAAGAGATCCGCAAGTGCGAAGTCCGATGCGCAAACTGTCACAGAATCAAAACCCATGAGCGAAGAAAAGAAGTGCCCAAGGTGTGAGTGCGTGAAGCCTGAAGAAGAGTACTACATCAGGAAGGACAGAAAGGGGAAGGCTAAGCTCAGTGGTTTCTGCAAGACGTGCGTTTGCGAAGATAGGATCGAAAGAGGTAGAGCCTTCAAGCAGAAGTGCGTTGACTACAAAGGCGGAGAGTGTGAGAGGTGCGGGTACAGCGCTCATAACTGCGCTCTTGATTTCCATCACAACGACCCTGACGAGAAAGACTTCGGCATTGGATATCAGAGACGAACTAAATTTGACGAGAAGATCATGGCTGAATTAGACAAATGTTCGTTACTTTGTTCTAACTGCCACAGAGAAAAACACGCAGGAGTCTTTTAAACAAATGCGCGAGTAGCATAACTGGATAATGCCCAAACCTTCTAAGTTTGTTATTGGGGGTTCGAGTCCCTCCTCGCGTACCAATTAAATCAACTACTATGGCAGAATACATTTGCAAGTGCGACAAGAAGCACGAAGAAAGCAAGAGCGGTGTCACCATTCGCTTCGGTGAGGATGGCGCTTATCATGACATCAAGTGTCCCTGCGGCAAGTACATGGAGGTGAAGAACCCTAAAACTGGGGTAGCCAACCTTGGCCGCATGGATGGCCTTGGAAGGAGCTACTGATGTCTGTCCTTGTAGACGTCGATGGATACGAAGATAAGGGGATTAAGATCGACCCTAACGGTACAGAGGGTAAGAGTCTTGAACTCCATGGGCTTCTTGTTGTCCTTCCGAAACAACCAAAGCGATCTGAAATACTCTTCCATGAGCAGCCAAAGGCTATGCAACTGTGGCGACGCATTCCTATGCCCGAAGAACTGCAGAAGGTACGAAGTATGGATGAGTGGTACGAGAAGCCTGCAGAGTTCCGCAGGAAATTTTCTGGTTTCATCGAGAGGGAGTTTGAGCGGCGGCGTAACGGTGTTTGGTTTTACAATCATGGCGTCCCTACGTACATCACAGGGCGACACTACATGTTCCTCCAGTGGTCAAAAATCGATATCGGGTTTCCTTCGTATCTTGCCTTCCAGCGTGAGATCTTTCTCCACATGGCTGCGTGCGAAGCTGATCCCCGTTGTATCGGTCAGCTTTATACTAAGTGTCGCCGTTCTGGCTACACTAATGTCTGCAGCTCTGTTCTTGTGGACGAGGCTACGCAAGTCAAAGACAAGCTCCTAGGCATACAATCGAAGACGGGTAAGGATTCCCAGGAGAATATATTCATGAAGAAGGTGGTGCCGATTTTCAAGTCGTACCCTTTCTTCTTTAAACCTATTCAAGATGGAACGACCAATCCGCGCATGGAGCTGGCTTTTCGCGAGCCCTCTAAGAGAATCACGAAGAAGAATAAGACTTCGCAGAAGGGGGATGCTCTTAATACGATCATAAACTGGAAGAACACCACCAACAACGCATACGATGGTGAGAAGCTCCACATGCTGTACCTCGATGAGGCAGGCAAGTGGGAGAAGCCTGTTGACATCCGTGAAGCGTGGCGTATCGAAAGAACCTGCCTTATTGTCGGTAAGAAGGTGATTGGCAAGGCTCTTGTAGGTAGTACTGTGAACCCCATGAACAAAGGTGGGGAAGAGTACAAAACCCTATGGGAAGATTCTAACCCAAACGAACGCAACGCAAATGGTAGGACTAAAAGTGGCCTCTATCGCATCTTTATACCAGCTTACGAAGCCCTCGAAGGCTTTTTCGATCAGTATGGCAATCCCGTCGTCGAGGATCCTGAGAGTCCCGTGCTTGGTATCGACGCTGAAGATATCGACACTGGGAGCAAGACGTACCTCAAGAACGAGAGGGACAGCCTAAAAGGAGACGCCTCTGAACTGAACGAGGTTGTCAGGCAGTTCCCGTTCACAGAAGAAGAAGCCTTCAGAGATAGCATCGAGGGGAGCATCTTCAATGTAGGTAGGATCTACACACAGATCGACTACAACAATGACCTGTACCCCAACCCTGTCGTGCGGGGCAACTTCATGTGGAAGGAGAAAGACAAAGAAGTCATCTTCTCTCCCGATCCCAACGGCAGGTTCCGAGTGGCGTGGCAACCGCCAGCGTCAGAGAGAAACAAGTACAATGAAGAGCGAGGCAAGAAGATGCCTGGGAACGCTCACATTGGATGCGGTGGTGTTGACTCCTATGATCTCGACCAGACAGTAGACGGCAGAGGATCTAAGGGTGCGCTGCACCTGTACAACAAGTTCAACATGGATGCCCCCGCCAACATGTTTGTGGTGGAGTACGCATCACGCCCAGACCTAGCGAGCATCTTCTACGAGGACGTCCTCATGGCTGCGTTCTATTACGGCTACCCGCTGCTGGTTGAGAACAACAAGTACGGTATCGTAAGATACTTTGAGTCAAGAGGTTATGACGGTTACTTAATGGACAGGCCGCAGTTCCTCAGCACGAGCAGCTCCAAAGTCAACGTCAAGACCAAGGGCATCCCGTCGAACTCTCAAGACGTCATCCAGTCCCACGCTCAAGCTATCGAGGCTTACATCCACAACCACGTGGGTGAGAACGTTGAGACAGGAGAGATGGGGAGCATGTATTTCAATCGTACATTAGAGGACTGGATTGGGTACAAGATCACAGACCGTACTAAGTTTGACTTGACCATCAGTGCTGGGCTGGCTCTACTCGCCGCGCAAAAAGTCAAGAAGGAAAAGCCGAAGTCCACCTTCAACGAGAAGCAATTCTTTAGGAAGCACAAGGTGAAACACTGGCACTCTTGATTTTAGTATATTTGCGGTAATGTACGGGAACAAAGACACCAAGAATAAAAGCGGGTTTCCTGATCCATTGGCTCCCCAGATTGAGAAGGAGTCTAAGGACTATGGCTTGCGATACGCAAAGGCCATTCAGAACCAGTGGTCTGCAGGGACTCAGGGTAGTTCCCTCATGAAGCGAAGGAGAGACACCTTCATCAAGAACAGAGCTTACGCTCAGGGCACACAGGACACAAGTATCTACCGCCAGCTTTTGACAAGCTTGGACCCGAACAACGGGGACGGTAGCTTCTTGAACTTGGACTTCACCCCTGTGCCGATCCTGCCGAAGTTCGTTCGCATCGTAGTCAACAAGATTCTTTCTAGAGAGCCTTACCCAAACATCGAGGCTGTTGATCCACTCTCTTCTTCTGAGAAGGACAGAGAGCGTCAGAAGAAAGAAGCGTTGATCAGAGCGAAAGAGCAGTTGCTCAAGATTAAAGAGAAGACAGGTGTTGACGTGGCAGATGTAGAACAGCTTCCCGATACACTGGAGGAGGCAGAGATCTTCATGGGCAACAACATCAAGTCGTCTTCAGAGATCGCTGCACAGATCGCCACCAACCTCACACTCAAGTGGAATGACTTCTCTGACTCTGTGTTCCGCAGAGCAGTGAACGACATCGTCACTCTGGGGATGGCTGTGGTGAAGCGCGAGAACGATCCCAACTACGGCATCGTCACCAACTACGTTGACCCTGTAGACTTCATCCACTCTGACGTCAAGGACCCAGGGTTCAGCGATATGGTCTATGCTGGCCATGTGCGGCGGATGCCTATCCACGAGCTCAGACGCTTGGCTGCCGATCAGCTGAGCGAAGAGGATCTGGAGGAGATCGCCAAGGCAGCTCAAAAGAAATACGGGTACGACTCTGCTGGGATGAAGTCCTTCAGCATCGACTCAAGAACCAACCGCCCATCTTTCGGGTACGACGAGTATGTGATCGAGGTCTTGGACTTCGAGTTCATGGCTGTTGACTGCATGTACTTCGAAGAGAAAGAGAGTCGCTACGGCAACGTCGGCTTCTACTTCAAGGGCGACAACTACAAAGCTCCAGAGAACTCTGTCTACAAGAGAGAGGTTAAGAAGATGGAGAACGCAACTGTCTACGGCGGTTGCTACATCATGGGTACGGACAAGCTGTTCAACTACGGGCAGAAGACCAACCTCCCAAAGAACATTCACGACTTGTCTCGTGTGAACCTTTCTTACTCAGCTGTCGCTACAAACATCGAGGACATGATCCCGAAGTCTATGGTGAACAGCTGCATTGGTTTTGCAGACCAGCTTCAGCTGACTCACTTGAAGATCCAGCAAGCTGTGGCCAAGGCCAAGCCTGACGGCATCATCATCGACATCGAGGGACTGGAGAACGTCCAGCTCGGCAAGGGCGGTGAGTTGCAGCCACTGGAGCTCCACGACATCTACGAGCAGACTGGTGTCTTCTACTACAGAAGCAAGAACCCAGAGGGAGGATTCCAGAACCCACCAATCCGTGAGATCGGAAACTCTGTCCGCAACATCAACGAGTTCATCGGGCTGTACAACCACTACCTGCGTATGATCCGTGACACGACGGGCATCAACGAGGTGATGGATGCGAGCACGCCTAAGGGTGATGCTCTGGTCGGTGTGCGTCAGCAGGCTATCGCAGCTGGCAACAACGCCATCTACGACATGACCTACGCCTCTATGATCCTGTTCAAGAAGGTTTGCTCTGACATCGTCAAGTGCTTGCAGGTCCTGCCTAAGGGTAGCGTGATCTACAAAGCATACGCCAATGCTGTGGGGGATACCAACATGGAGGTGCTCTCATCGTTCGAGAACTTGCCTATGTACAACTTCGGTGTGCACGTGGTCAAGGAGATGGAGGATGTAGAGAAGCAGTACTTGGAGCAGAACATCCAGATCGCTCTGGCTCAGAAAGAACTCGACATCGAGGATGCCATTGCTATTAGACAGCTTAAAGACATCAACCAAGCCGAGAGGCTGTTGGTGGTTCGCCGCTCTAAGCGCATCGCTCGCAACCAGCAGATGGCTCAGCAGAACTCTATGGTGCAGGCTCAGATCCAGCAGCAGTCATCAGCGCAGGCATCGCAGTCTCGTCAGCAAGAGTTGCAGCTCGAAGCTCAGCTCGAAGCGCAGAAGATGCAGATGAAGGCTCAGCTGGAGATGCAGATGGAGACGCTCAAGCACGAGTTCCGCAAGGAGGTCGAACTCATCAGGGCTCAGGCTACTCTCGGATTCCGCACAGAAGAGCAAGAGTTCAAAGAGAAGCTCGAAGTCCTCAAAGAGGATCGTAAGGATGAGCGTGTTGAGAAGCAAGCTGTCGAGCAGAGCAAGCTCATTTCACAAAGACAAGGGGAGCGGTCGGAACTCGCTGAAGGACCAGAGGGTGAAGATCAAGAAGTTCAAGACATCGTAAACAACATCATCAACGAATAATGGCAACGGTAAATCTAGATACAGC